TCATGGATTTAAAGGGTCACAAGGACGCTGGATCAGTTGTGAGAGCAGCTGTATTTGAATTGGCTAAAAAAGAATTGGGCGAATCAAGAGTGGATCGAATCAATGCGGAAACATTGAAAGATTACTTAGATCGTTAAAAGTGAAATAGTCATTACCACGAATCATTTTAATTTACATTGAATTAAATGTAATAATAAATTACACTTACATAGTAAATAATATGATGGAGGTGTAGTAATGGCTGAATTAAAGAAAAACATTAGTGTTAGATTGAGAGATGACAATGTGGCTGAGTTCTATGCTTTGAGAGA